GTTAAATTACACGTGAAATTACTGGCAATACTGGAATGATAGAAGATCGCTCCCGTTAACCAGTCATGTACAACGACACCAGTAGCCCCCGTTTTCGCGTTTACCACCTCTTGTGTCTCCTGGACCGTCAACGTTCCATTAATTGTAATCGTATTTACATTTGTTGGAACCGGACCTGTCGAACCTGTCGATCCCGTCGAGCCTGTTGAACCCGATGGTCCAACAATACCACCGTATCCAAGAGCATTCCATCGCGAAGTTCCATCCCCAACTTTAAAGAGCTGTGTGTTCGTCTCGAGACCTATTTCACCAACAGCCAGGATCGGGTTGACAGTAGTCCAGTTCGAAGCAACAGCATTGCGAAGTTGGAGAACGATATTCGCCCCATTATAGGCACCCGATGGTCCTGTATTCCCTGTAAATCCTGCCCCGCCACAATTGAATGCGGGACCGTCGCTGTAATTCGTTGACGGCCCGCCTCCATCGAAAATATAATACGTGATCGGCCCAGTGTTCCCAGTGGGTCCTGTGTTCCCTGTGGCACCAGTATTCGAGGCAGTTCCAGCCGGTCCAGTATTGCCTGTATTACCTGTGGGACCTGTGTTACCTGTCGATCCTGTGTTTCCCGTTACACCCGTCGGACCCGTCCCCAAAGGTCCCGTGTTACCTGTCGACCCTGTTTCTCCTGTTACACCCGTTGGCCCCGTGTTGCCCGTTGGACCCGTTGAACCCGTCGGTCCTGTCCCTAACGGACCTGTGTTACCGGTGGAGCCTGTTGAACCCGTTGGACCCGTTGAACCTGTGACACCTGTGTACCCCGTCCATCCAGTTCTGCCAGTAAAACCTGTCCAACCCGTCCAGCCTGTTACACCAGTAGGACCCGTCCAGCCTGTCCAACCTGTTCTACCAGTCGGACCTGTGGCTCCAGTGTTCGAGGCAGTTCCAGGAGTACCTTGTAAACCTGTTGGCCCCGTGTTACCTGTGACACCCTGTAGGCCCGAGGCCCCTGTAGATCCTGTAGGACCTGTAGGACCCGTTCGACCTGTGGTACCTGTGGAGCCCGTAGATCCTGTCGAGCCTGTTGGGCCCGTGGCACCTGTATTTGACGCATCTCCAGGGGTGCCCTGTAGACCTGTGGGGCCTGTGTCACCCTGTAGACCTGTGTCACCCTGTAGACCTGTGTGACCTGTATCACCCTGTAGACCTGAGGCACCTATAGATCCTGTAGATCCTGTAGGACCCGTTCGACCAGTGTAGCCCGTAGATCCTGTGGATCCTGTCGATCCTGTAGATCCTGTAGATCCTGTAGATCCTGTAGGACCCGTTCGACCTGTGGGACCTGTGTCGCCTATAAAGCCTGTGGGACCTGTGTCACCTTTTGCACCTGTTGGACCCGTATCTCCAGTGTTGCCTATCTCGCCTGTAGATCCTTTAGGACCCGTATCACCAGTATCACCAAAGATTCCCTGTAGGCCAGTAGGACCCGTATCACCAGTATTACCGGTCGAGCCAGTATTCGTAGCACTTCCAGGAACTCCCGTCCAACCCGTCGGCCCCTGTGGCCCAATCGGGCCCGTGTTACCTTGCGGGCCGATTGTACCAATCGTATCGAAGTTAAGTAGATACGAGTCGTTTATAATAGGATTCACGGGCAGTCCTGTTAGAAATGTGAGGGCATAACTCCAATACGAATACGAATTCTGTGTGGCGTCGATGGAATATATGTGCTCATCGAACGTGCGCAAATTCACCAAATGTAGCAGACTGCCAATGCCAATTCTAGAAAAATATCCCAATTTCACGATGCCATCGGCATCGGTACCATTAATTCGTATATTTGTTATGTTCAATAGATCACTCGCATTAACTGAAAATTTCCCCACAGATGGAATGGAGTTTGTAATACTCATGAGTTTATAGGCTGACGAATTTGCCGAAGGACCTGTTACACCCGTGGGGCCCGTATTGCCCGTCCAGCCCGTCATTCCTCTGAGTCCTTGAAGACCGGTTGGACCCGTCATGCCTGTCGGCCCCGTTCTTCCTGTCGGTCCCTGTAGACCTACTGTTCCTGAATTACCCCGTAGACCTGTTGGACCCGTCGGTCCCTGTAGGCCTATAGGACCAGTATCTCCCGTATCTCCTGTAACACCCGATGGGCCAATAGAACCAACGGGGCCAAAATGAACATTCGCAAAGGCACTAAACGGATCATAGATGGCAGCATTCAAAAATAGCGGAGCACCTATACTACGTAGAGTGCTGTAGACAGGTAAAGCATTTTTATAGTAAATAACAGTGGCTCCATTATATTGAAGTGACATCTGCGTATTCGTCGTGTACGCCCCAATTGAACTCCGTGAAACTCCGCTTTCATAGATGGAAAGTTGTCCAGTATTATCACAATAATATCCGTAGTTGATGTTCGAAAAACTGGTGTTTCCTGCTGGATTCTCACTTAGACCAATCGCGCAGAATCCATTCGTTTGTGCTGTTTGAAATGTAATACCACAGCCTCCGCGAAAACCCTCTAGAGAATATGCGTTGGCGTCCCACGCCTGCAAAGCTGTGATCGGTTTTTGAATAAACGACGGATTAACAAGTGTGAGTCCATTCGTAATCCATGAGAAATTTCCTTGAGCACCACCAGTCGGCCCAGTTCCACCCAAGTTTGAAAGTGAAACGAGTGTCGACGGTAAATACGTTAGATCGAAGTTTTCTATGGCAGATTGTGTGCTAAGAACCTGGAATACGGTGTTCCATTCGTATCCACCAACACCATCGCCCACTTTAATAGACATATTCGGAACTGGCAGGCGTGTATTCGAATCGAGAGAATACAACAATAATTCCGATAGATATGTGTTTGTTATATCTTGTGCACTCATCGTACCCTATCTATTGAAAAGGTGTTAGAAATGGGCGCCCTTGGACACGCCCGTCTAAGTATGCTCTCAATAAGTAGGAACAGGATATAGAATGCCACTAGGAGGTGGTCTATTACAGCTTGTAGCAAAAGGAAAACAGGATGTATATTTAACAGGAAATCCACAAATTACCTGGTTTAAAATGGTGTATCGTCGCTATACGAATTTTGCTGTTGAATCTCAGGCGATATATTTCGACGGCGACCCCGACTTCGGGAAACGTCTCACGTGTACGGTCCCGCGAAAGGGCGATCTTCTCGGACCGATGACTCTCGAGGTGACTCTACCTGAAATCTATCTCGCCGACGGTACCCCAGGCACTCTGGCAGCATACGTGAATTCTCTCGGACACGCCCTCATCGAAGAGATATCGATTGAAATTGGTGAGCAAGAGATCGATAAACAGACCGGGGAATGGATGGAAATCTGGTCAGAGTTAACTGTACCATCAGGACAACGTCAAGGATTCAACGCTATGGTCGGTCGTGTTGATGGTTCTATTGTGCCCCAGGCCACACACCCTGTTGATACGAATGCAGTTTCCATAAACGGGACATATCAATACGGTGCTGTCAAACTCTATATTCCACTCCAGTTCTGGTTCAACAAGAACCCTGGCCTATACCTGCCTCTCCTAGCAATGCAATACCACCCCATTCGTATCAATATGAAGCTCCGGTCTCTTTCTCAGCTAGTATATACGGCGGGTCCCCTCAATTCAAATCAAAGTTGCTCAACAACTCCTCAAGTAAAAGTGGCCAAGATCATTGATCTACGCCTATATGGAGACTATGTTCACTTGGATGTGGAGGAGCGTCGGCGGTTTGTAGCGAATACACACGAATATCTGATCGAACAGATTCAATACACCTCGAAAATCAGCATACCGGCTGCCTCCAGCACGGCTACTGTACCACTCGAGTTCAACCATCCTATTCGCGAACTCTTCTGGGTCCTCCAGCGCGACGCCATGGAGGGATATAACGAATGGTTTAATTACAGTTCGACATCGATTCAAGAAGTGGGAGTACAGCGTGATATTCTACAACAGGCCGTCCTGCAAATGGATGGGTACGATCGCTTTGAGATCCGTGACGCCGGCTATTTCCGCCTTGTACAGCCGTTCCAATATCACACCAATGTGCCGATTAATAAATTCATATATTGCTATTCATTCTCTATAAAGCCAGAAGAGCTACAGCCGTCTGGGTCCTTCAACGCAAGTCGCATTGATTCCATCAATCTACTACTTGCTCTCAGACCTGATCCGCCTATCGGTACACTTACTACAAACCCGAACTATGTCCCAAATCGTGGGAATTGCCACATCAGAGTCTATGCTCTAAATCACAATATTCTACGAGTTGTGAATGGGTTTGCTGGACTATTATTCAAGATTTAACGTGTTGTGCCAAAGCCTACAACACAACTGTAGTCAAGCAGGCACAGATTCCATACCCTTTAGGGTATGGAATCTAGCGCTTGATAATAAACGGAACTGAAATTAAGGATAGGCGATGGCTTCATATTTTCCATTTGTCCCTAGTTTATCTATGGGTCAAGGATCATTTTTACAGCAACTTCAAACCGGTATTCCAATGCCAAAATTCGCACTTATTGTTCTGACACTATTTGCACCCACTGGAATTCTTGGACTAAATTGGTCGGCTGTTGGAAATACTGCTGTTGCCTTTATGAAATTGACGTCATTTGCTTTGATTTCACTTGTAAGCTTAATGTTAAGTCAATATTCAACACTTATACCAGCCAATATAATATCATTTCTTGCACTGTTTGGCCCATGGTTCATGTTTGATATAATCCAAATTCTCAGTCCAGAATTTGATCAAGAAGGATTTATTTTACCTCTTGGTATTGATACCGCAGCATTTCCGGCTCCGAATGGAAAAGGAGGTGAATGGAAGCTTACTTTACCTGTAGCAAGTCTGATAGTATCTACAATATTTGCAAGTGGGCTTTTAATAACGAATATTATTCCATCTGGCATACTTTCACAGGAAGTACAGAAGTACATATCATATGGCACAGGGGGTGGCACTACTGTATTTGCTACGATTGGTACCGTTGCTGGATTGACATCTGGAGCTACTGTTGGTGGGGCTGCCACGACTACGGTGGCACCTACAACGACGGTGGCTCCTACGACTACGGTGGCACCTACAACGACGGTTGCACCTACACAAACAGGTGGTGGCTCAAGTCTTCCTCCCTTGTCAGATTTCATTGATCAAATGATATCTCAGAATACCAAATCAGCGGAAGAGGCTCTGGCGTTCTTCTCAATTCTCGCAGTAATTGTCCTCGGAGGTTTCATGACAACTGTTTTCAAGACAAAGTTAGAATGAAATATTTGATGTTCCAGGAGGAATTGGAAACGCTTCTCGGTCGTGGAGAAACAATTGTAGACGACAAGGATCTCCCGCCGTTCACAGTCATATACTTTACGGCAAATTGGTGTGGAGCCTGTCGCTCTCTTGATTTAACAGCTGTTGAAAAGGCGGCAACAGACTTAGCCATCAATCTCTTAAAATGCGACGTTGACCAGAACACGTACAGCCCTGGCTATTGTAGTGTACGGTCGATCCCATATTTCGTGGCTATTAAAAACAAAAAAATTGTTGGGAATCTCCAATCAACGGACACTGAAACGGTAATTACCTGGATGAAAGATAAACTATCGTTATAGAAATACTATGGACAAGCATCTTTTAATAGCTGTCTTCCATATTATCTTTGTTGTCCCACTTTTCCTGTTTGTCGGCTTCCAGCGGGCAGCGACTCCCGAATGGATCTACAATGTCCTATTTGGACTCGGCCTTGTTGTTTTAGCCTATCACGGAGCCAATTCCGTTGTACGGCTCGTGGCAAATTCTCCTGGAGCCTGGATTAATATTATACATGTGTTGATTGTGGCACCTATAATGCTGTATATTGGCTACAATGGTAAGAAAACACCACGCCCGGCCTATGAGATGATACTAATGGTGGCATTTGGAGCCCTTGGATACCATTTGAAGAATCTCATTATAACAACGCAGACATTTTTAAAGGATGATGATATTTAGAATACAAATGCTACTAACTGAGGCTGACTGGACAGCATATGATCAGCTTCTTGTAATTCGTGATCAGGCAAAAGCAAAATTCCTTACCCTTGCCGATGCAACAAGAGTGAGCTCAAGTGGTGCTTTAGGCATTTATAACATTAATAACAATCCGGAAATGAATGCCTTGAATGAGCAATATTCCAATGCAGAGCGTGCTATTGGATACTCGAAGGTGTATGAGTTACACACGCTCTATAAAACGAGACCCAAGCAATTAGCAACATGATAGTAAAATGCAGTATCCGACTTGAAATCCGTCGAGCACTGTAAGCATCTATACACACCATCCTCTTTTTGAAGAACAGTGGCCACTTGAGCTTTACAGTGAATTCTTACAACGTGAATCAGTAAATTCGACTTTGTATGACTTCCTTTGAATTGACACCCCTGTACTTGGCACATGTGGAGAGTGTCCTGTGAATGCTGGGTGTTAATATGTACATCCAGTGAATATTGAGCCTTGAATGCTACTTTACAGTAGTTGCATTCATACGCTAGGCGATTTTCATGTGACTTCAAATGATAGTGCATAGTATTTTGGTTTTTATATGTTTTTTGACAGTGCTGGCAGGAAAACATGCCTACAGCATTTTTATGATATGTAAATGGCATACTTTTACAGATTTGAAGGTATTGTGTCAAATTTAGCCTTCTCGTCTATCGTCAAGTGCCTAAGTGATTCCAACAATATCCATAAAAGAATGCCCCTCACTATTCTCACTCTCGCAATCGGCCACGACTTTTGCCAAAGTCTTAGCACTTGTCTGGAATCGAAGCGGTCCTATGCTTTGGCACACGCTTATACATATATTCAAGGGGGCTCCGAGTTCTGGGATCGTTCAAGGCCAATCCCTTGGTCAAAAGTTCCATTCGTCCTATCGGTATTATCGAAGCTTGAGGACGGGGCCCTCATCTGGTTATCCGACGCCGATGTATTACTTACGAATCAATCTCTTCGAATTGAAGATCATGTCCTACCCCTCTTGCCAGTTACTAAGGATATGCTAATGACGATTGATGCGTGTGGGCACCTGAATTCAGGCAATTTGCTAATGCGTAATTCGAAGTGGCTCCGAGACTATTGGAAGCGTGTTGGAGAACAGACGGATCTCCTGTATCATATCTGGTGGGAAAATGCAGCCATGATCAAATTATTAGAATTGAATCCTTCCGATTTGGCCCATGTAGAAATTACATCGGATCACACGCGATTTAATTCATACATTCAGGGGCTAGATGGACAGCCACTATGGCTACCTGGCCAGTTTCTCGTACATTTTGCAGGAGTAT